AACAAGAAAAATTAGCTGAAGAATTAGGTGAATCATTAGCGTCAATCAAAAGAGCAATCAAATCACTTATCTCAAAACAATTATTATTTCAAGCACCAGAAAGATTTTATAATGGTACTGGAAAACAATATAAGAAAAGAAAAGCAACTATCATGGTTGATGATAATAATCCATTCCAAGAAGAAATACAATTAGAGGTACCAAATATCGTTTCTAACGAAGTTAAAGAAGAAGTTGAAGAGTTAGTACCAGTATTAGAAGAAGAAGCGTCACAATCAATGTTTGGTAAACAAATAGATTTGTATGATATGATTGAAGAAGTTGAAGCTGAAGAAAAAATTAAAGATGCTTATTCAAATGTTACTTACAGACAATTTCTTATCAAAGAAAAACATTTAGAAGTATGGAATGTTATTAAGGAATATAAAGGTGTTATTAATAACTTAAATAGAAATAGTAAACAAATTGCATTTGATATCGATATGGATAATTATTATGAAAAATATAAAGATGAAGTTAAAAAAAAAATAATTTTATAAAAAACCAGGTTTTTACAAAAAACTAGATATTTATAATAAAGCAATAACGATAAATAAAATAAACTAAAAATGGAAAAGCAATTATTAAAACAAAAAAACCTAACAGCATTGGATAAACTATTCATTATGATGGTACTTCAATATGATGAATTTAAAATACCATGCAATTTAACATCTCAAGATTTTGCGTCAGCATTAGGTGTATCAAGAAAAAGTATTCTAGATGTAATAGCAAAGCTTGAAGAAATGGATTACATTAGATGTAAGGTGGTTGCACCAACACGTCAAACAACATTAACTGATAGATTATATAATTTATTGGATAATTAAAAAATAATATGTACATTTGTAATATAAACTAGCAAAAATGGAAAAGATAAAAGAAAAAAAGAATGGCCAAGTAATCAAAAGAAATGAGAACGGCATATGGAAAATAGCTAACTACGTTGATGGAAAGCTTGATGGTGAATACAAAACATTCAGAGGTGGATTAGGAGTTTGTACAGAGCATAAAATCTATAAGAAAGGTAAGGTAATTCAAACAATCATAGACCCTTTCAACACATTATAATAACTTAGTGACATAAGTTTTTTAGGGCAATCAGAAATGGTTGCTCTTTTTTTTTATAATTATTTTTACATAAAATGAAACTTTTGAGTTTTTCTAGATATTTATTATTAAATAACAGCAGTTTTTAAAAATAAATTATGTCACAATTTCAAAAACTTAAAACAACACAGTACGGTAATCTAGGTGAAGGTTATCTAACAGAATTTGCTCATAGCGTTGGATGCAGAGCTTATCAACCAACAATGGATGGTAGTAATCCAGTTGATTCATTAAATGCTTGCAAATCGAAGAAAACTAAGAAATGGGAGATAGTATCAATCGAAGTTAAAACCAAAGCAAAGATGAAGTATTATAATCTAACTGGAATCGATACCAAAGATTGGTTAGAGTATCAAGAGTTTCCTAATCCAGTTTATTTATTATTCATTGATTACTTGAAAGGTGAAATCTATGGCCAATGGACCAGCAAACTAATAGGTAAAGAGAAAGAAATAAACTATCAATCAAGGGAAGCGTTAACGTTCTTCAGTTTAGATGATATGAAGAAGTTCAGAGATTTAACTAAAGATGAGATAGAAGAATTAGAAAAATATTGCCAAAGCAATTATAAATAACTTGTAAAAGTACTAAAAAATTAGTAAATTTGCAACACAATAACACTAAAATAAATTATTATGAAAAATGGAATATTCAGTAAAATATTTAAAACAAAATGCAATAACATTAAACAACGATGAGATTAAAGAACTATTCAATGATAGATACACCAACTCAGATAAAATAGCACGCAGCCAATTCAAACTATTATTAATGTTATTAGGCAAACACAGATTCAATAAGATAACTCAAGAGGAACAAATCAGTGCTGGGTTATATGCATTGACGTTAGCCATAAAACATTATAATTTAGATTATGACGTTGATTTTTCAGTATTTTATTACAATGTAGCGTTACAACAATTTGCTGAAGCTACACGCATGGAAAACATCATCAAGATGCCAACAGCAAAAGATAGATTAGAAAAGTATAAAGAAGTTAAAGCAATCAATGTATCATCAATATTACCAAATAAGAAAGATGGTGAAGAAACTGAATTCTTTGAAACTTATATAAAAGAAGATGTTGATGGATTTACTGAAGATTTAAGCAGATATGATGAATTATGTAAAGTAGTTAAAGAAGCATTCCCAGAAAATAAACAACGCTATGCAGATATAGTAATAGCAACATTTGGATTATGTGGAATGAATGAGAAGTTAACGCAAGAAGAAATTGCAGTAATGTATGGAATAAGCAAACAAGCTATCAACCAAATAATAATAAAAGCAATTAAGAAATTAAAAAATAATAAAGAATTTATAAATTACCTAAAACAAACATACCATGAGTAAAGAAGAACTATTTACTATATTAGATATGATATTTAATATAGCTGAAGATGAAGAAATGGAAACAGAAAAATAATAATCTATATTTAGTTTTATAATAACAATCTAAATAGTTTTGTTATATTCTTTTTTTTTTAGTTAAGGGGTCAATATTATTTTTATTCCATTTTTATTCCTTAGACCCACAACAAGGCCCTTTCTGGGCCTTTTTTGTTTATATATGTAAACATTTCTACATAAATAATATTTTATCATATAACATCATAAAAATGGCTAGAAAAACAAAACCTAAATACAAAAAAGATGACCTTATAACTATGATAGTTGAAAAGGTAACATCTGGTACTCCATCAGCACAAATAATTGCTGAGATTAAATCTATGGGGTATTCAACACCATATTACTATGACTTATACCGTGAAGCTAAACCATTAATCAATGAAGCGTTAAAAGGTATTGCTGAAAATAGATTAGAATCAACTATTGCTGAAATGGAACAACAATATATCCTAGCAATCGAAGATGGTGATAGAAGATTGGCCAACGATATCAGAAAAGAAATAAATAAGATATCTGGGCTACACCAACAACGAGTTGATATTACATCACAAGGTGATAAGATTAGTAATATTGAAATAATAAAAATAATAGAAGTTAAAAACAACGAAGATGAAGCTTAAATTAAAAGAACAGTACGAAGGAATGAGAATTACCAAAAATAATATGGAACATGGTAAAATCACATTTGACGCTTATAGTGTAAAAGAAGAACACTATATCAATTTCTATAAAAGAGGATTTGAAGAATTATTTGAAGAAGTAATTGAGGAACCTAAAAAAGAATTATTGGTTGAAGATAAACCTAAAAGAAAAAATAAGAAAGATGGACTTAGCTAAATTATTTAGACTTAAAACATTTATTGATAATGTATATTCAACAAATGTTAAAAAAATAAAATATGATACCGTTACAAAGGATATGACAGTTCAATTCAATGATAATACTGTCTATACTTATTTTAATGTACCAGAAGCAATCTATGACGTAGTATTGGAAGGACTGTCTGGAACGTTAACACAAGGTCCATGGGGTTCAGCTGGAACATACCCATCAATTGGTGCAGCATTGCATGCATATGTAATTGAAGGTGGATATCAATATAAAAAAGGAGGAAATATAAATTAATATTATGCCAGTACGTAAATGCACATCAGAAGGAAAACAAGGTTACAAATGGGGTGACCAAGGTAAATGCTATATCGGACCAGATGCTAAGAAGAAAGCAATTGCTCAAGGAATAGCAATAGGTGATTATGAATTAGAATCATATACTGATTACCCACAAGCAGCAAGTGATAACGCTGCCAGAGCTCTTAAATGGGCTGATGAGAATGGTTGGGGTGATTGTGGAACAGCAGTTGGTAAAGCTAGAGCAAATCAATTAGCAAACAGAGAACCAATATCTCAAGAAACAATTAGCCGAATGGCATCATTTCAACGTCATCAACAAAATAAAGATGTACCTTATGAAGAAGGTTGTGGTGGATTGATGTGGGATGCATGGGGTGGAACTGAAGGTATCGAATGGGCACAAAGAAAATTGGACCAATTACAAAAACTTCAAAAGTTACAAAGAATATCTGAACTAGCAAAAGTTAAAGTATCATTTGATTATGATGACACTCTTACAATATCAAAGGTACAAGATTTGGTTAAACGCTTAATCACTGCTGGTGGAACTGAAGTTTATATTATATCAGCTAGAGATAATGAAGCAAAGATGTATGCATTGGCAACAAAGTTAGGTATACCAATGTATAGAGTATTTGCAACTGGTTCTAATGACGCTAAAGTAGCTAAGATAAAAGAACTTGGGATTAAAACTCATTATGATAATAATCCAGATGTAATAAAAGTATTACCAGGTATTGGAAAATTAGTATGATAAAAATAGGAAGTAGTAGATTAGTAATCTTGATTGGTAAGTGGGCGATTAAGATACCATTCAATAAATGTGGTATTGAACAAAGTTACCAAGAAATAAAAACATGGGATAAATATAAAACATTCCCATTCAATAAAATATTATTTAAGTTTAAATTCATAACAGTTCATAGACGAGCTGAAAAGATTAATAAATATGAATTCAAATATCTTAGACAATATATTAAAGTATTAGAATCAAAATACCCAGAGCTTCAATTTGAATATGGTGATATTTATAGATTTGAGAATTGGGGAAGAGTTAACCATAGATTAGTAATTATCGATTATGGATTAACTGAAGAGATTGAAGGTAAATATTATAAAAATGGAATTACAGATTAAAACCACAAAAGTATTTAGTAAAAATTATGATGCCTTATTAGATAAGAACATAAGATTCATCATCAATCAAGGTGGTTCACGTTCATCTAAAACTTATTCACTTTGTCAGCTACTTATTGTTTATGCTTTACAAAATAAGAATAAAACAATATCGATTGTACGAAAGAGTTTTCCATCACTTAGAGCAACAGTATACCGTGACCTAATTGAAGTGCTTAGAGAGCTTAATTTGTATGAAGAACGCAATCACAATAAAACTGAACACATCTATCAATTCCCAAATGGTTCACAAATAGAGTTCTTCTCACTTGATGATTCACAAAAGATTAGAGGTAGGAAAAGAGATATATTACTTATCAATGAAGCAAATGAATTAGGTTACGAAGAATTTATGCAGTTGAATATGCGTACCACTGAAAAAGTATTTGCAGATTTCAACCCATCAGATACTGAACACTGGTTATATGATTTAATTGAACGCACTGACGCAATCAAAATACATTCAACATACAAAGATAATCCATTTCTAGAAAAAGCAATCATTACTGAGATTGAAGAGTTAATCAAGGTGGACCAAGATTATTATAACATCTATGCTTTAGGTATTCCATCCAAAAGTAATCATACAGTTTATAATCACCAACAATTCTATTTAGATAAACCAGAAAAAACTGCAACCATACTTGGACTGGATTTTGGTTTTGTTGACCCTACAGCGTTAATCAGATGTGATTTTGTTGATAACCAAATATACGCTAAAGAACTTATCTATGAAAGTTATCTAACAACTCCAGAAATTATTAACATGTTGAATAAAGTTTTCAACGAAGAGAACTTACCAAAGAATACAATCATTGTATGTGATTATGCTAGACCAGAGATAATGGAAGAATTGACACGTAATGGATTTAATTGTGTTAATGCGATAAAGAATATCAAAGAAGGAATTGATGCTGTTAAATCGAAGCAATTGTACATCCATGATGATTCTAGTAACATAAAGAAAGAGTTAAAGAACTATAAATGGAAAACAAGAGGTGAAGTTATGTTAGATGAAGCTGTTGATAAGTTCAATCACGCACTGGATGCATTGAGATATGCGTCATTATGGTTTAAGAAAAATAACGTTGATAAGGGTAGTTGGGATTTTATTTCAATAAGTTTTTAAAATATTTTTTAATTATTTAGTTCTTTTTATAAAATTGATATATTTATAAGTATAATAACATAAATAAAATAATATGGAAATATAAAAATGGATTACAAAAAAACAATTGATACTTATATCAACACAAGATACACATATCTTTTAAAATGTGCAAAAAATATCTTATTGAATAATAAGAGTGCTTTAGAACCAGGTGATTTAATCGCAGAACTAGTAATACACCTTTATGATAACGAAGATAAAATTCAGCAATACATCAAGATGGATAAGTTGGAAGGATTTTGTGTAACCTACTTAAACTTAAATGGGAAGTATGCATCATCAACGTTAAATAAGAAATATAAAATACAGTTTGATGAATTGGATGAAGTAATGTCAAACAAACTTTACTCAAATGAAGATTATGAATTATTAGATAAAGATGAATACGAACAAGAACTACATAGATACTTCAACCAAGAGCAAATTGAGAAGATATTAAAAGTTGACGCTATATTAAATAAACTAACAACACCAGAAAAGATTTTATTTGATGCTTACTTTGTAAAGAATTTAAGTTATGATAAAATAACACAAAGATATACTTTCTATAGAGAAAAGGATGGAAAGAAGATTACTTATAAATCAAAGAAAAGTATTTATAATATGATGAATGACCTTAAAAATAAAATTAATAATTTATTAGATGATGATACTATTTAACATAATATCGATAGCATGTATAACTTACTTATTTGTAGCTTCAGAACCTCTTATTT